TTGGCAAAGTAAACAGGGTCTTCTTTGCATTTCATAAACTCAAGAATTTGTTCTTGAGTAAACTCAATAGCAGTATTTGCTTTTTTTAGATTCGGATTACCAAGGTATACATTATCAGACATAAGTTATCAGCAGTTCCAGGCTCTAAGTGATTTGTTGATTCTGCTATTAGGATCGTTTGCAGTCTTTGAGGAAGTAAGTTTCTTTTTCATTCCCTTCATTCTAGCGCAGAATGACGCTCTACGGGGATTTCCAACCTTCTTGCTTGGTGCTTTAAGGTCGCTTCCAGGATTTTCTCTTTCGTAAGACTTCCTTCCTTTTTCGTTAAGTCCCCCTGAGGGAGACTTACCGGACTTTTTTGTCCATGCTGCTCCTTCTGCGTGAAGGACTGGTTGTCCAGGTTCATACTCGGATACGTTGAAAGTTAATAGTTTCGCACCGGGATAAACTTTGTTGATCTGATCTTGAACATCAGATCTAGTTGGCAATGATACTTGAGAGAAGAACATTTTCAACATAATCGTTGAACTTCTAAAACGGAAGATGACATTCACAAGATTGCCAGTTTTTGCTGGCATTCTAACTGCTTCTTCGACCATATCTGGGCATGATTTTTTACCATGCACTGGACACTCTTTACCCTCATGTGTATGAGCACATCCTTTCTTCTCATCAATCTGCTCACCATCATGTGTAATTTCATCTCCTGCTTTTACACAACGGTTGTAAGTCTTACCGAAGAGTTTTTGAGTTCCTGCTTTTTTGTAACCCTTCCAGCACTTCTTACCTGCTTCATCCAGCATGTCACTACCAAGACCTTTTGTTGCCTTCAAAGGTTCTGGTTTAACTAAATCTATAGTTTCATAATCAGTAGCAGTAAAACTATCTCTCCAATTTTCAAATTCTTCTTTCTTAGTCTTATTTCCCCAATTTGCTGCACCAACTTTTCTACACTTGACCAGTGCTCCCGATGCATATGCACTTGGCCAAACTGAATAACGTGACTTGACTTTATGATAGCAAGCATCCTTCTTGCCTTCTTCAATATCAATCTCGTCACCAACTTCTACATTGTTTTCTGCGAACCATCCACGGTTTACTTCTAACGCACACAGCACCTCTCCTTCTGAGTATACTGCACTCTCGTCAAATGGTTCTAATTCTTTAATGCTTTCGATAATTCCATCCTCTCTAATGAAAGCAATGTCAAGAGGAATTTTTGTCTCAGTCATGTGAAATGACTGTTTCTGTACATCATCAAAGATAAACAACATCCCACTGTTTGTTTCTAAACTTTCACGGAACATTAGTCCCAGATTAAAATCTCTGATATTGTTTGGAATTTCAATATTCAGAGGTAAAGTAACAAACTCGGTTGATTCTTTCATTTTCTTTTTTGGTTTATCAGTTGAGACATACGTGGGTTTTGCTGCTCCTGTCTTTTGTGGTTGACCAGGATCAGCAGCTCTTTTTCTTCTCTGAGCAGAAAGTCTTTCTGACTTACTCATACTTGCTCTTTTTGCAGAAGATACACACTTAGGTGTTGACTTCTGACCTGGTTGACGAGCACACGGTTTACCTGATACAACTTGTACCCAACCTGGTTTTCCACCTTTTGATCTTGACTTACCAAACCAATCACGAAGACCCTCTTCACTTACGGTTCCACCATTACCATTTCCGTTGCCATTACCGTTACCGTTACCATTTTTCTTGGTTTCAGTATCGTCGTCAACAGAGTGTCCATTTTCCTTACGGAGCATTCCAGCAGGTCCCACAACCTTAAATCCTTTAGGGATTGGTTTACACTTTTTATCAGTGTAACAGTAATATTGTCCTGCAGGGCAACGTCCGTTTTTAGCCATCAAAAGAGTAATTACTCCCTTTTATTTATCATCCATCAAGTGCTACAGTAAGACCAAGAGACATACCTGGGAGTGATGTCCAAGAGGTTCCATTGTAGAACTCCATCTTTTTAGTTGTTGTATTATAAATCATTGCACCTTCATCAAATGTTCCTGCATCCGTTTGAGTGTCTCTAGCACTAGTTGTGTATTGCGGCATATAGAATGCAGTTCCAACTGTTGCAATACCAGTAACATTCCAATTTCTTGCAGTTGCTTCATCATATGTTATATCACCAGTTACACTTAAATTACCAGTAACTGTTGCATTTCCATCAACATATAATGCAGAATCAGATCTAGCGGTGCTTCCAATTCCAACATTTTTAGTCGTATGAATACCAACACTGTCAGTAACAAATGAACCACCACCTCCAGCTACTACCCACTGTCTTCCTTTACGGGAATATGTCTGCCCATCATTAGGAGCATCTTCAATACCACCTCCACCAATAGTGGCAATTTGTTGCTGAATTCTATTGATGAATGTTCTGTAATGACTCTGTAACTGATCTAGAGTTACAAACTTTTGATCTAACGGTGTTAGTGGATCTGAGGAGTTATTTGTAGATGGATCTCCTGGTAAAGTTGGATTATCCTCTGTTAAAAGTTTCTTTTCATTTATTTCAGATATGGTTTCTTCAAGATAGTTAATTTTTTCAACTAACTCTTTATTCTTCTCTTCTAACTTATCTAACTGAAGTCTTTCAAGAACTTCTTTTATTTCTTCCTGAATATTTTCAATGTGTTCATTTTGTTTTTTAATATGTTTTTCATTAACAGTAAGATCTATCTCAAGATCTTTCATCTGTTCAGAAATTTTATTTCTAAATTTACCTACCTCTGTCTTAAGACTAGCATGATAGGTTTCATTGGATTGAATTAAGACGTTTTGAATTTCTCTAAGATCTTCATTGACAGTTTCTTCTAAAAAATTAAATCTCTTGTAATACTTTTCAATATCTTTAGAATAACTTTCTAGTTTTTCATTTTCACTAATCTCTCTATTTTTAAAATCTTTGTAAAGAGATTGATATTTTTTAGATATAGAATCTATTTCTTTTTTATATTCGTCAGTTACTTCTTTAAGTTCTTGTATCTTTTCAGAAGTTTTTTCGGGGATGCCCTCTGAAATAGACTGGACTTTTTCTGTTAGATTATTGACTCTAGAAAGAACTTCTTTTTCTAAATCTTTTACTTCTTGCTCAGATTTAAGTTTAGTTTCAATTAAAAGATTGCTATATTTTGGTATCTCAGTTTCAGTAAAAAGTTTTACTTTTGCATTAAGATCTTCTATATTCTGTCTATACGCATCAATTACCTCATTTACTTTTTGTTCTGTTTTTACTTCTGTTTCTGCAAAAAGTTTTTTATATTTTGGAAGTTCTGTTTCTACTAATTCATTTACATTATCATTAATACCTCTAGCAGTTTGTTTAAACTCTTCTTTGACTATGCTGATAGTATTTTCATTTAGAGATTCAACATTAGATAAAACTGTTGTAACTTCTTTGTTTACATCTGCTTTAATAGTGTCTAGGTTTTCTTCTACCTGATTTTTAAAATCACTAAATCTTCCATCAACTCTGACTTCAGATTCTGAAATTAATTTTTTGTATTGAGGTACATCAATTGCAAGAAAAGAACCAACAGAGTTGGAGAGATCTACAAAGTCCTCTTTAATTTTATCAACTGTCTTACCATTGATAGATGATATTTTAGATTCAATTTTGGTTATTGATTCTTCTACAAAAAGAAGTTGCGCCATCATGGCACTGTCTAAATCTTCTTTTTTAATTAAACTTTTTATCTCTTCTTTTATCTCACTAACTTCACCAGAAACACTCTCTACCTTTTCTAAATTATTCTTGAAACTATCAAAAGTAGAAGTAAAATCAGATAAAGATTGAATGTGATTTAAGTTTGATTTAAACGCGTCAAATGCTTCAGATACCTGTTCTATCTTTTCTGGACGTGCAGAATCATAACTCTCCTTTACCTCATCCAGGGGAGTTTTATTATTACCAAAAAAATCTGAAGGCTTCTTTAGTGCCACGTTAAATATATCTCCTCTATTTTACTATTTATTGTCCTCTTTTAATCCATCTTTGAGCATCTTTGCTAGATCTGCTGTTGATCCAACAAACAAAGCATTGTTAACCGTTGATGGTCCTTTAACTTTTTCCTCTGCTTCAACGTCTTTGAGTTTCTTTTGAAGATCTAATAATTTGTCAGTTGCATCAGCAACGTTCTTAATTAATTGACCAGCAACTTCATATGCCCTTGGCATTTCACTTTCCTGTGCAAGTTCAAGAACACCATTTAATGCTTCTTGCCCCTTTTCAATGATGGAATAAAGATTACCTCTAGTATACTCGTAATCTTTTTTTATGTCATCAACACCCTCTTTAACTTTTTCAATTTTACTCTCAACTACTTCTGGTTTGATAACGTCACCAGAAGTATTGAACGTGTCATTTAAATCGTCAAAGTTTTTTGTCATTTTCATCAGAAGCTACCACTAAATCCAAAGTCATCTCCAACTTCAATCAATGCAGTATCTGCAGCGTCAATAATAAAGATTTCCTCTCCTGTTAAGTGCTCAGTAATAGTAGTACCATCTTGACCTCTCTTCACGTTAATTCTATTACCAGTTATCTTAGTGATGAATATCTCTTCTCCATTAAGATCGACATATGTTTTTTCGGTGAGACCACTAGCATCGGCAACGTTAAATGCTGTTTTTGATATTGTAATATTTTCTGCCAGTGTCGTTGCCGCGTCCCCTGTGTAGTTCTTGATTGCTCTTGGTTCGACAGAGTAAGTTTTTTCTCTGGTTGTATTTGTAATATCTGTTCCAGTGAGATAACTGACTGTAGCCTTTTTGATGATATCTTTGGTTGCAGCAGATGCAGGACCAAACAGATATGTTTTTGCAGTAAATCTTAAAGTATAAAGAAGAACTCTTCTACTAGTAAAATCTCCTTCATAATCATCCTGCATAGTTATATTTTCTAAAACAACAGGAATATCTCTTTTCTCTTGTAGTGCCTCTACTAATTCGACAGTTATATTATATGCAGGTTGAAAAAATGGTAAAATTTGTTCTACAATTTGAAGTGCGTCATCATTCAATTTACTCATAATAGCAAGTTCAAATTGCATATTATATGGAACTGGCATGTAAGACTTTTTAGTCTCACTACCATCATTAGGGTCTTTAACTGTAAATGTTGAAGTTGTAGTTACTTTTCTAGTAGGATCATAAGTTAAACCAGTAAACTCAAACGACATCCTTGGTAAGGTAATCGCAAATGGTTTATTAAGGTCTG